TCCTGCTCCTGCTCCTGCTCCTGCTCCTGCTCCTGCTCCTGCTCCTGCTCCTGCTCCTGCTCCTGCTCCTGCTCCTGCTCCTGCTCCTGCTCCTGCTCCTGCTCCTGCTCCTGCTCCTGCTCCTGCTGGTCAGCAGGCTCCGGAGGATCGACATACTCCGCAAGGTCCATCCCGACCAAGGCTTCCGCCGTGGCCAAAGGAACGCGCCGCTCTTCGTTCTGATCGAAAGTGCCAGCGTGGTAATGCGAGAACTGGCGCAATGCACGAATCTTGATCATCTGCTTGACCGGGGCGGTTACCCGCCCCTCCTCCACTGGTTACGGGGCTGGGGCAAAAGCACCTTTGATGATTGCGGTCGGGCGGTAGTGAGTAACCGCCAAGCGTTCTTCGCAGAGAATGGTCAGCATGTTTTTCACGAAGTTGTCGCGGTCCTGGTTGCTGATCTCGATGGTCGCGTCCATGCGGTCCCAGATCTGCGATGCCAAGTCAAAACCACCGACGGTGAAGGTGCCCTGCGCCTGAGCCTTGGTGGCCACAACCGGCAGCCCCCACATTACGCGCGCAGCGAATGCAGCCGGGCCGCCGAAGATGTAGCGGCCGTCGGCATCCTTCAGCAGCGCGATGGCGTGCCAATCGCGAGGGTTGAGAATGATGCCCGAGGCTTCAAACTCAGATTCAGTAACCTGGAAGATTGCATGCGCGATCTTGTCGGCGCGGGTGTCACCGGCGGCGTCGAGGTCAGTGTCGTAGGCAGTGGCCACCTTGTTCACGCCGATCAGGTTGTCACCGGTGCCGTCGCCGTTGAGCAATTGCCCCTCTTCGACCAGATCCAGGCCAAACAGCAAGCGGCCGTTCACATAGGACTCCAGCATCGGTGCATCGTCCATGATCTGGCGAGATGCCTGAATCCAGTGGGCGATGGTTTTGACGTTGGCCGTTTCTTTGGTGAAGGTCAGCTGCGACTCTGGCTTCAGAGTACCTTCAGCCACCGGTGCGGCACTGTTGGTGAAGACATTCTCGCGGACGTAGTCGATTGCATTGGAAACGGTCCGTCCCTGCGCCATGAGGTCGCGGATGGTCAGTCGGCGCAGGCCTGGCATCAAGATGCCAGGATTCATTTGCGGCTGAACCAGTGCACCCGCCGAAGCAGCGCCAGAGCCCAATGCCTTGCTGAAGCTCTTCACATCCACCTTGCCGGTGGAAGAACCATTCCAGCCTTTCTTCAGGTCTTCAGCCGCTTGAGCAGCAAAAGACTTCTTGTTTTCCGGATTGTCGGGATTGCCGCCAGCAAGCTTCGACTCCAGGTCGAAAAGGCGGGTGCCGGCGGCTTTCAGCTCTTCCTGCACGGTAGTCAGGTCGGACTGCAGCTGTTTGCTGACAGCGCCGGTGTCCTGGATTTCTTTTTTCTGTGCGTCGAACAGCTCCTGCATGCGCGTTTGAGCGGTTTCGATCGCCTTCTGGATATTGGCCAGATCAGACATGGTGTCGTCCTTTAGTTCAGGAGTTTGGGGAAGGTGTTGAGGCGCTCAATGAGCGCGGCGATGTCGTCGCCGCCTTCGGACTCACTCCGAACTGCGGACTTGATGCGGGCGATGAACGCCTGCGCTTCCGACTTGGAGACGCCGGCTACATCCCGCAGCCAATGCTCCGCATCACGAATGCTGGTGATGGTCTCCAGACTCTTCAGCGAATCCACAGTGGCCAGCTCGTTGGCAGGCTGAGTGCAGATGCTGATCTCGTTGAGACTGGCCATACTTTTGAATGACCGACCCGAGGCAATCAGGTCGAAGTCGTCCTTCCGCGCTGAGAAACCCACCGACATGCCCTGCACGGTCTGGTGCTCCATGGCGGCTCGTAGGTCTGCGGCGCCGGAATGCCCTTTGGTCAGCTCGCCCCGCACATGCAGGCCTTTACTGTCCTCGGCGATCTCCAGCCACTTGCCTACGGGGATCTCCCAGGTGCGATGGTTAAAGAACATGCCGACCTGGCGAGTTTGCGTTTCAAGCGCCTTCTTGTAGGCGCCCGGCAGGATGATGTCGCCGTCACCATCGACGACATTGAACACGCTGGCATAGCCCTCGAAGACGCCCTGGGTTCCGCTCGCGGCGAATTTGATCTCGGCCAGATCGAAGGCCAAGGTCTTTTTGATGCTTGGCATTTGCTGCCTCCAGAATGATCAAGCCCCGCTTGATGCGGGGCTTGGTTGGCCGAGTTGAGTGATGGGTATGTTCTGCGACTGGCACGTGGCCACGTCGCCGCCGGGAAGCGGTGGCGCGTTGTCCAGACGACGAAGTTCGTTTCGTGTTCTCAGTCCCTTGTCGACCATTGCTCCCATGAACGCGGCGCGTGCAGCAGAGTCACCGCGCAACAAACCTTCGAGGTTGTGCTCGGCGTGGTACCTGCCTGCTTCAGCGGGCTTCACCAGCCAGCGGTGAATGGCCTGCTCCCACCAGTCGAGGTATGGCGCCAAGGTGTACTGAAGGAAACCCAAGTTCTGTTGCTCAATGCCCGAGCCCCAGCTGGTGCTTTTCTCAACGTCGCCCACCAAGTGCGGCGGCACACCGAAGAACCGGGCCAGCTCGCTTACCTGGAACTTGCGAGATGCCATGGTCTCGGCATCCTGGGGGCTCACACCTATGGACTGGGTGGTGAAACCCGCCTCGAGGATCCACAAGCGCTTGCGGACGGGGCCGCCGGCGATCTCCTTGAAGTTCTCCTCAATCTGCCCCCGCTGCTCCTTGCTGAGCACCTTGTCACCGGTCATGAGAATCTGCGGCGACTTGGCTCCGTTGCCGTAGAAGTCGCGCTGCTGGTCCTCCATCGCCACTGCTACGCCCGCAGTCTTGGCCGAGAAGGCGATCGGCGACAGGCCGACCAGGCCGTTGAACCCGAACCCCTTCAGATGGAAGATTTCACTCTGCTTGAAATTGGCGTACTCCGTGTCGCGCCGGTACCGGTAAACGATCTTCCCGCCTTCTAGCCGCGGGTCCATGTTGACCGACATCAGCGGGATCAGGCTGACCACGTCGCCAGCACCGTTGCGCTCGATCAAGGCGTAGGCGTTGCCGTAGAAACACAGCTGCATCGTCATCGCCGTGCGGAACTCAACGGCGGTCATGAATCGGTTAGGGCTGTAACGCAGCAGTCGAGCCAGCGGGTTGTCGAGGCCGACCTTCTGACGATCGCCGTCCTTCGTCTCGAACACGTCGAGCGGCAGGGTTGCAGTAACAGCAGAGATCAGCCGCACGCAAGCGAACACGGTCGAGATCTGCAGCGCTCGCTCGTCGGTGATCACCGAGTCACCCACGGTGCCTGTCGCAGAAACGGGACCGCCCTGCGAGCCCTTTTCCGGGGTTGCCAGCCGGCCGCCGACGAAGAAGCTGGCCAGGCGCGCCCAAAATGGGCTCCGGGTGCGCAAGTCAATGCTGTAGTCGGTATCGGCCATTACATGCTCAATGGTTGTGATAAAAAGTCGAGAAAGTCGCCCGCGTCCGAAGCTGCAGGGTTCAATGCCATAAGGGTGGCTGCGTCGAAGGTCGCCATCAGTGGGTCGATCTTGGCCGTGCCACTGACCTGTTTGTTGATGGCAATGGCGTTACCCACCTGTACCGTCCGGGCGTTGCCGACGCACCAAGCCATCAGCCTGGTGCCGCAATGTATGAGCTCGCCGCCGGCCACCTTACGCTCAGTAGTCTTGATCGCTCCGTTCAGCCTCCAACCTTGGGAAACCGAAGCAATCCGCCCCATCGCGATGCCGCGCTCTTCCGTGGTTAGCTCGTCGACGATGTCGCCGATGCCGGCGGCATCGACGCCGATAGCCTGCTCTTCCGGCAGCAGCCCGGCGTCTCGAACCCTGCAGATGATGTCGGCAACATCCCGAACGTCATCTCCTGGCAGCTCTACGATGGTCAGGTCACCATCTGCTGAAAATCCTTCCAACAGGCTGACGATGTCTTTCCGGCGCTCGAGTGCGATTTTGTGTGCCCAGGCGTGCGCCCAGTGCAGCCACTTGCGGGTGCCGCGCTCACGACCGATCAAGCTGAGCCCAAGCAAGTCATCCAGCCCGCCACCGTCGATGCCAGCAACAACGACTTCGCTTCGCCGGAGCAACTCGTCGAGGTTGAGTCCAGTGTCGCCCTGGGCTTCCCAGTGGTCCGCCCCCGCCCAGCGATTTGCTCGCAGGTTCATGCCGATCTGAATGTTCAGATGCTTCGCAACGAACTTGCGCAACGTTCCTTCGTCGTTGCGAAGCGACTTTGCCAGATTGTCTTCCAGCCACTCCCGGCTCACCGAACGCCCTAAATTGGGGTTGGTGATGTAGAAATTCTCCGGCTTCAGGTAGGCCTTGCTGTCCACCAGCGTCTGGGGAAACTCATAGAGCACACCCAGCGACTTGCGATCTTCAACCACGCCATCACGAACATCGCGGTAGTAGCTCAGTTTTTCCTCAAAGACACCTGCGGGTGGTTCGTCGCTCTGGGTCGACAGCAAGATAACGAAACCTTCATCACGCGATATCTGCCCGCCGGTGGCCTCCATGAGCATGGCATCGGCGTTCGCACGCTTGCCGAAGACCCAAAGCTCATCGATCAGGATCTTGCCAGACTTTTTGCCAGATACCGTGTCGGTGTCGGCGGCCACCACCTTCAACGCTCCGCCGTTCACCCGGTGGGTGATGGTGCGGATATGGTCTTGGACATGCAGCAGCGCGCTGAGCTCCGGATCTGCCCGCACCATGGCGGCGGCAGGTTTGTAGCTGTTTGCCGCAACCTCAATGGTCGGCGCGATGATCAGCAGCTCTTCGTCATGCCGCCAGTTCAGGATCAGCGCCGTCAGCATGATGCCGGCGGCAATCGTCGATTTCGTGTTCTTCTTGCTGATCAGGAGGAAGAACTCACGGATAAGTTGCTTCCCGTGCTCGGCATCGTAGGCGCCGAAGATGGCCGCGACAAACTCGAACACCCATTCATCGCAGCACTCGCCAAAGGTTGGCTGCCCTGGAAGATCGACGACCTTCAGCGCCTTGAATACCTCAAGTGCGGCCTCGGCCTCATCGGGAAACAGCGGCCTGAAGGGAATCAGCGATTGACCGGAGACGATCCGCGCCTCCCAATCCGGGCAGGCTGTAGTCCACTCCATGAATCACCCCTTGTTGTTGACCACCAACTTCGGCGGTGGACGAGAGCCAAAGCGGCCCTTGTTGACCTCACCAGCAGCAACGACCTTCTGCTCTTTCTTGCCCTGGTCGGCGACCTTGCCGTGGATGTAGGGCATCAGGGCCTTGGCAGCGTCAACTCGAAGCCTGGGCTCGGCGGCCTGCTCATTCATAACTGCCACCAGGAAGTCGCGGGGGTCATCGAACTCGGCGAACAGCAGGCCGTCTTCAGCCGTCTCTTCCTCCGGCGGCGAGTTAACTTTTCCCGCAGCTTTAACTTCAGCTGGAGTGGCGCTCTTCGCTCGGGTCTTGCGAGCCAGATAGGTGATGACATCAGGGTCTTTCGCTAGCTTGGAGCCCGCCTGCGACGCGGTTTTCTCGGAATAGCCAGCGGCAACAGCCGCATCTCTTTTTGAGGCGCCCGACTGCAAAGCGTCAGCAAACCGGCGCTTTTTGTCGGTTAAAGCCATGTTTAACTTTTCCGTGAAAGGGGAAAAAAACTACGAATGGGAGGGGACGAGGTTTCCGAGCGCGGAAGATCTGGAACTTTCGACCCTCCCCTCCCTTTGAAGCACGCCAAAGCCCCCGCCCGCACCATTTCGGTGCGACGCCTCGATCAGCCCCGAGGGATCTCGTTCGAGGTCTTGGAAGCGTGGCAGCCTGTCTTGATGCGCTGGCCATCGATCACCTCGAAGTGAACACAGAGCACCTGGCAGTTCTCTTCCACGTCTTCACCACCCATGAAGAGCGGGACCTTGTGGTCCAGCTCGAAACCGCTCGGGTAGTCGACCACTCGCCCGCACACTGCACAGGTCGGATCGCGCAGCCATACCGATAGCCGCCGTGCCTGTAAGCGACGACCAGTGATGCGCCTGTCCGCAACGATCTGCACTTTGGCGATTCGGCTGTCTGCCATCTTGAGCGGTGACTTGATCGTCTTGAGCCTGGCCATCAGCTGGACCGTCGCGGCAGCTTGAACTCGGCGAACCGGTCAGCCAGGTCGGCGATCTTCTTCACGCCCAGAAAGCCGATGAACACGCCAGCTGCGGTGGCGAAGTTCTGGGGTAGACCGAAGTACTCAAGCAGCGGTATCAGGCCAATGGTGATCAGGGTGCAGAGCGATGCTTCAAGCAGCGCCTGCCGTCGCGTACCGCCGCCGTAGATGATCCGTAGTGCGCCGACAACAAACGACAGCGCACCGGCATAGATAGTTGGGGCGTGCTGGCTCAGCCAGGCGAGCACAAGCAGCCAGGTGTCTGGTTTGTCGGGCATGTTTGGCATCTCTATTCCTCCCGAACGGGAGCTGGAATTAGTAAAGGTGACGGCAAGGCATGAGGCTACGACTTGAGCTAGCGTTACATTGGCCTACCAACTCGGAGAAGTAGCAAATGAACAAGGCAAACAGCGCCCTAATGGCAGCTTGCTTGTTAGCAGCTTTTTTTGCGCAGGCAACCGAAACGAATGTCAAAAGTGCCGACATAGACATTGGTGTCAATACTGAAGTCAGAACTCCTGAACCGAAGCCTTCCGTAGATAATTCTGGCGAAGTCGGGGCCGCAGTTGACCGAGCGATGAACGCAGGCCCCATCATTAACCAACCAGTAATCCCAGCGCATAGCTTGCCAGGAAGCGGCGCCATTGATGGCCAGAAGCCTCAGAACGACTGAACATTGAGTTCAGCGCGAACTAACAATCCAGCACGATAGCAAAGCTCAGAAACGAGAAAGCCCGACACAATGGCCGGGCTTCTTGGGTCACTCCTCAACACGCGCAGGAATGACAGGATGGCGATAATTTCTCTCACTCTCTCGCTGATGTCAACAGGCAATTACGCCGCGTCTTTGATCAGCAGACCTTCCGCCTCCAGGATCACCCTGACTTCAGTCAGTGCGTCGCAGATCATTCCGTCCAGCTTCTCCTTGACACCTGCCCTCCAGCGATAACGCGTTGGCTCCGACGTGGCTTCCAGATCCCAAGTGTTCATGTCGTAGAAGCTGTCAGGGAGGATGATTAGATCTTCTGCCAAGGCCTCTGCCTTCTTTCGCTCGGCCTGCCCGGCAGCCAGAGCAGCATTAACCAGGTTGTCACGGCGCCAATCTGATGCATCCAGCGGAATGTCTACCGACACCGAGCGCGGGCCCTTCCGGCGAGCCCCTTTCAGTTTCGGGATAGCCCAGGTCGTTACCGCCTTGTAGATAAACAGCTGTGGCGCCGGGCTGGCAATCAGCGGGACCACAGCAGAGATACCCTGCAGCTTCTTGGCCTTGTTGGTGGCGTACTTGGCATTCAATGCGCTCCAGTGCCGCGGGATCAGCAGGTGATGCAGGCGCGCCGACAGCCAGTAATCTACCTGGGTGCGGTCAAGCCCATGCGACTGGCCACCCAGAGAGGCGAGGCACCCGCCCTCCTCCTCTGCCGACTTGTACAACTTCTGCCACGCCTGCCCCTTCGCCGCACCCTTCTCACCTGCTGCCAGTGCTGCAACTACCGCCCCCGATACGCTGCTATAGATCATGTCCTTCCCCTCAATCCCCGGTGTAGTTATTGCCCCCGGCGCCCAGCCGGTTGCCTTCCTGATACAGCGCCTCCGGCCCAGTGGCCCGAGGGTGCTTCAATTCGTTGATGTGTCGCTGTGCGGCCTGCAGCCTCATGCTGAGCTGGGTCACCAGCTCATCCAGGGCTAGGGCCTCACCAGTTGCGGCCGCTACCCAGCCTGAGGCGTTGCACTGGACGCAGGCCAAGTCGTGAAACACGCCCCTGATCACCGCTTTGCCACGGCAGGCCGGGCACTCAACCAGATCGATTGCCTCCTTGCGGAAGGCCGGTCCGTGGCTCTTTTTCATGCCTTTGAATCCTCGCCTATGGTTTGTCAGTGGAATGGCTGGAACCCGCGTCAATAGCGGCCTCCACTGGAAAACAAGAAACTTCGCGTAATGCCTCGGCAATGGTGTGGATCGAGGAGAAACCACGGCCATCAAGCCACTGGTGCCACTTCTCCAGCGCCTCACGCTTGCCGGTCTCCACCCACGAATGGATGTAGGTCTGCACGTTCCTGCCCATGGCGTGATTGAGCAGCAGCTCTCCGATCAAGAAGTCGATCCCCAGATCCACCCAGGCGGTGCGGGCCACTTTGCGCAGGTCATGACTGGTCCACTCGCCACGACCCAGGCGGGTAAAGATCGCGAAGGCCTGGCTATCGCTCAATGGCTTGCCGGACTTGGCCGGGAACAGGTACAGGCCGCTGTAACCGCTCGCTGCCTGCGCCTGGTGGTAGCGCTTGAGCAGCTGGCAAGCCTGCTCCGTCAGCGGCAGGGTCAGCTCGGTTCGGGTCTTGGTGTTCTTGGCCGGGATATGCCACTGGCGCTCGTCCAGGCTGAAGTCTCGCCAGGCCGCCAGACGGGTCTCGGATACGCGAGTGCCGTGACACAGCATCATCAAGGCCAACATGGCCTCGGCCGGGGACTGAACGAAATGCTCATCCAGTTGGCTCAGCAGCCCTTCTACCTGAACGTCCCGGAGACGAGCTGGCTTGGGCTTGATCTTGGCCTTGGAGAAATCGCTGAAGCGGATGGCGGCCATGCCGTTCGTGGTGATCATGTTCAGGCGAGCGGCCTGCTTGAAGGCCAAGGCCAGCAGGCGAAAGATCAGGCGCAGGTACTCCAGCGAAAGCTCAGCCTGGAGCGGCCACATCAGGCGCGCATCGATCTCAGACTTGCTCACCTCAGCCAAAGGTAGATCGCCCAGGCGAGGAATCAGGTGCTTGGTCATGGCCGAATGCGCGGTGGACTTGCGTTTGTCCGACAGATTGCGGTCCTTGCTCATGCGCTCGTCGAACCACTTCAGCAACTGGCCGGTGGTAAGCCATGTGCCCACAGCTGCATTTGCCCCGGGCTCGCCCACCACCCGAGCGCGAACGGTCGGCAACACGCTCAGCACCGCCTTGGTGTTGAGGTCTGGGTAGTTGGCGATCTTGTTCCATTTGCTGCCATGCACCAGATACCAGGAGCCGCGGGTGCGGTCTTGCTTGTATCGAAAACGGAAGGCCGGCTGCCGGGTGTCGCGAAGGTCGCGAATCTCGCTTTCTGCATGCCGGCGAATCTCGGCATCGGACAAGGTAACGGTCAGTGTCTTGCTCATGCGGCCACCTTGGTCTGCGGCTGCAGCAGGTAAGCGCGAATCGCCTCCAGTGCGTCGATGGCGCCACGGCAGACGATCGCCAGATAGCCCTGGTCGAGCAGCGCCTGAATGTAGGCGTCCTGGCTCGGTGACACGGCGGCGTCGAACGGAGGCTTAGCCTTGAACTCGATGTAGAGGCCGAAGTGACCACCACGCGCCATCGGCAGCACCAAGTCAGGAACACCGGCTTTCACGCCCTGCTCTTTCAGCTTAATCGCCACCAGCTTGTGCCGATGACCACCATTCGGGACGTGGTAGATCAGCTTGGCGGCAGCCGGATAGCGCAGCGCAATCTCGGTCATCAGCGCGGCCTGCTCCAGGCCTTCGCGGTCGATGGACTTGGCGCGGGGCTTCTTCGGGGCGAAAACGCGGGGCTTGGCTTTCAGCATGCGGCAACCACTCCCTCGCTCATCAGCTTGGCCTGGGTGCGCATAACGCCCTCGGCATGGTGCTGGCGGGCTTCGGCGCGGCTGATCAACTGGCTGCGGCCGTCACAGGCGTCGTGGCAGGCGCTGCACGCCCAGGCGCCCTGCAGATCGTTCGGCTTCATGCCGACGCCGCAGGTGCCGGACATTCGGTAGTGGGCCAGCACAGTGGTGTCAGGGTTGCCGTTGCAAACGCCCGGGATGCGCACCTGGCACTCCCGACCGCGCGCGGCCTTGGTCAACTTGGTCTGTCTCATGGGCGGTCGTCCTTGTGGAGGTCAACAACAGTGAAGGTGGCGGGCCACATACGCACACCGTGGATGCGCGCCGACTCCTCGTCGCGGTACAGACCAACGGGCGGATGTGGCTGGCTGGTGAGATCGAGCAGATGCCCGCAGGCGTACAGGGCCCATCGGTATTCAGTCAGGTTGGGAGGCAGCAGCATCGGACTGGTCAAGAGTGAGCCCCCATAGCGGCGCGCAGCTGTTGCAGTGCGGCGCGACCGACATCGAGAGAGCGCGGCACCGCAGGAGCAGCAAGCTCAGCGACCGGCACCGGACCCAGGCTTTCGCCCTTCCAGATCTTCCGGCACTGCACCAGGTAGTGCTTCTCGAAGCAGCTCATCCCGAGATCGCGCGACATCAGCGGCAGACTGTGGAAGCCAGCTGCAGCGGTTGCGTGGTAGACGGCTGGGTGCATCCACTTCGCTGAATCGCGCATCGCTGGATGGCAATTGCGCAGGCCTTGGGCATAGGCCTTCTCGACGCTGGGCAGGCCCAGGCCTTCCGGCGCAAAGCACCAGCTCACGAACACGCCCGGCGCCGGAACGAATGCGGACTTGCTCGCGCTCAGCACACGCATGCCGTGGTCGATTTGCTCCAGACGGGTGATGCCCGAACGCATGAACTCACCAAGCCATTCCAACTTGGCCGCATCCATCACAGCAGGCGTCGGCCAGGACTGCCGCCAAGCACCGCAGGCACCGCGCAACCGAAGAAACAGGTCTTCGATCACCTGGCGGGTAGCCGGATCGATTGGCATTGCACCGGGCTCTGCCGGTGGCTGGTAGGACGGATCGGCCCGGCGGTTGGCCAGCAGCTGGCGAACATTGGTTGCGGTCATACTCGAACTCCCTTTTCGGTCCAGTCGGTCATGGCCTCTTCCTGCCCTGCTGCGGCCTTGGCCTTCTCGCTCTTGAGCCACTTGGCCAGCCGGAAGCACCAGCCGCCGTTGCTGTCGAACACCCGAGGCTTGGCGACGTAGTAACCCAGGAAGCTCTTGAGCGCTTCCTCAGTGAGCGCATCAAGGGTCAGGCCGGCCAGGGTCAGCTGGGTGGCCACCAGGGCTGCCGGTGGATTCCACTCGGCGAACATGGCGAAGCGCTGCAAGTCATCCTGCGCATCCAGCGCCTGGCGATCCTGCTCCTCGATCACGCCAGCCAAATCGCGCGGCTGCTGCTCTTCGGTTCCTTGATGGTTCACTGACGGATTGGGTGCAGCTGCTGCACCCCGTTCTGCGTTTTCCTGCACCCCGTTCTGCGGTGAGCTGCACCCCGTGCGGTTATCTGCACCCCGCTCTTTACGAGGTGCAGCATTTGCACCCCGCTTTAGCTGGAGGTCATAGACCACCGGCCGGCGATCGCGGCGCTCGATATAGGCAGCAGCAATTGCCTGATTGCCTTCAGTGATCCACCCGGCCTTCTCCAGCTCATCCAGTTTCAAGCGCACGGTGCGCTCGGACAGGCCGGTGTCTTCCGAGAGGGTTCCTGCCGACGGGAAAGCTCCACGACCGTCACTCCCTGCATAGTTGGCCAGGCACAGAAGCACATGACGCGCTGCAGGGTTATCCAGGACTGCCTTGGGGATGGCCAAGGCCCAGGTCATAGCTTGAACACTCACAGAGAACCCTCAGCTTGAAGTTCCGCCAATCGACTCAAGCCTTTCGGCGTCACCAAAACGTCAAATGCAGCACGGTCTAAGCCGGTTTCCGGGTCTGGCTTCAGGTCAGTCACTTTGTGCTTCATCAAGCCTGTGGTGATACGAGGCTGAAAGGCGATCCAGCGGCGGGACCCTTTGCGGCGGTATATCCAGCGGTGCCGCTCAAGCCAGTCGAATAACTTCGAGGGGTGCAGTTGCAGGTGCTTGGCGGCGTCGGTGATGCAGATCGCACCACCAGCAGCAGCCAGGCGCTTGATAGCGGCCACCTTCGGCGCCTGGTGGTCGATGACCTGCTGCAGTTTCTGATTCTGTTCGGCCTGCTCGGCAGCCAGGCGCAGGGCTTCGGCGAAGTTGGTCGGCACTTGAAGGTGAGCGACCACCCTGCCCTCCAGCTCCTGCCAACGGTCGATGATCTTGGCGCGCAGCTCGACGCTGTAGCCAGAGACCACAACCATGGTGTCGCGGTAGGAAAGCTGGAACTCGGTGTAGCGCTGGCCGTTCTGCGGGTGGGTATAGGGGGTCTCGTTCGAAGAAACGACACCCTTCTTGATCAGGCCACGAACTGTTTTCAGCACGTTGTCATGGGTGCTGCCTGTCAGCTCGGCAATCTCCCGCGACGACATGACCTGACGCGTCAGATTTGACGTATTGGCAAAAACTGACGTTCTCTCCTTGGTGTTGCCTGCATCGAGTGCGGTGTGCATAATCGACCTCGTTGTGTGCAGTGAAGAAGCCGGGGTGCCTCCCGGCTTTTTTGTGTCTGCGATTTGGGTACTGGATGGATCAGCAGGTGTTTTGGTCATCTACTGGCGCAATGCCAGATGATCGACAATTCGCTTCATCGACCTAAGAGGGCTTGTGGTCGGCCTGAAAGCGGCCTTTGGAAAGCACCTGGATCTGGTACTGGCGCGACTGAGGGACAGACTCCCCCCACATGGTTACCGCGCTGGGCTGGATCCCCAGGGCATCCGCCAGCTTCTTCTTGCTACCGAAAAAATCGGCTACTTCACGCGTTTTCATTGCGCATCCTCGTTCGTGCGTAAGCCAATTTCAGCATGCTTAAGTTTATGCGTCAACGGAGCACGAAGACAACTGCATACTTAAATTCAGTTAACTTAATATCGGTGCCATGGAAAGACATGAGCGAATAGCCAAAGCCATTGCGGCGAGCGGCAAGAAAAAGGGCGAGATCGCGACTGAATGTGGCGTCGCGAACTCAGCTGTTACTCAATGGATCTCAGGCGAAAGTAAAAGCCTAAGACCAGAGAACCTCTACGCCCTGGCGAAGGCGACCGGGTTCCGCGCTGAATGGCTTGCCATCGGGGAAGGGCCTGAAATCGATAGCCCCGAGCCGAGTAATGTTGCTCCGGCAATGCAACCGAAAATGTCCTATCGCTATCCAGTCATAAGCTGGGTCGCTGCAGGTGCCTGGGCTGAGGCTGTGGAGCCCTTCCCGCCTGGATTCTCTGACCGCTATGAGATCTCTGACTACAACTCGAAAGGTGTTGCGTTCTGGCTGGAAGTCAAAGGCGACTCAATGACATCGCCAGTAGGTACCAGCATCACCGAAGGAATGATGATCCTGGTCGATACCGAGGCCGAAGCGATCTCCGGAAAGCTCGTAGTAGCAAAGCTTTCTGATAGCAACGAAGCCACGTTCAAGAAGCTGGTGGAGGATGGTGGACGGCGCTTCCTGAAGCCTTTGAACCCGGCATATCCGGTTGAGATGTGCGCAGAAAATTGTCGCATCGTGGGCGTGGTGGTTCGCGCAATGATGAAGCTCTGAAGCCTGCGCCCTCTCACAAGCCCGGTTAGCCGGGCTTTTTTGTGCCTTATGAAATCTGGTCCCGCGCGAAAAATTTACCTTCCAAGTAACTTTACACACCTACCTCTATTGCAAAGCTCCTTGAAACCGAATAACTGTATGTATATACAGTAAATGGAGTTTTCGTACATGCCACCCCTCGCCTTCTCACAAACGCCTGGCTCTTCCTTTGCGCGCCTAGGCCAGAGAATCCAGCGCCTTATCTGTTCACCTCATGTGCAGAAGGTTCAGATTATTGATGTGTTGCCTGAGCCATCAGAGACCTCCAGCGATTGGGACCGATTGATCGAAGAGCTCGAGGGAACCCACGGAATCCGCGTCGAGCGTTTGCAGTCCGGTGCGATCCGCATAGGTTGGCGCGAGTTCACCGACGCCATTTGAACGTTAGCCCGCCAATGAGCGGGCTTTTTTACGCAGATTAAATTCAGCATTCTGAAATTATTCATTCAGCATGCTTGACTCAATAATTTCAGTTTGCTTAAATTTCTCTCAAGCGATGCCGGATCACCACCGGCCAGCAACAAAGGCAGCGATGGACAGGCCTCAACAGTCCAGAGGGTTGGCAACTGACCCAGGCGTGCAGCGTAAAGCGCCAAGAACAGTTATCCGGCGGACCAGGGTCGCGGTCGGAGAAACAACCAAGGAAGTGCTCCCGACCTGTCGCCAGTAGCGAGGCCGGGACCAACGATTCACTGATGCCGCTTCGATGAGGCGGTATTGGGAATCCACTGGAGGCAACAAAGTGAACAAAGAAGAGATTTACGACGACCAGGTCAGCCCGCTGATGCAGCAGATCATCACCATCTGCAAAGACAACGGCATCGCAATGCAGGCCAGCTTCGACATTACCCACGATGGCGAAGGCCCGAATGGTGAGGACTGCTCCAGCCTGACCTGCACCACTCACCTTCCAGATGGTGAAGGCAAATTCAACGAACGTTTTGCCAAAGCCAACTCGATCATTCGCCAGGGCCACAGCTCACACAGCACTCCGGTGATGCATATCACCACAGAGCGCGCCGACGGCTCCAAAACCCTGACGGCAATCATCTGATTTCACTGGCTGGCCTTCCTACGAGGGCCAGACGGGAAATCAACCGCCCGGAGGGCAAGACGATGAAGCTCTACACCCGACACGATGGACTGCTTGCCCTCAAGAAAGAACGCATCGAAGCATGCAAAGCTGCTGGAGTAACCGTTCTTGGCTTCGGCGAGCATCTGCCGAAGGATGGAATTTTGATAGCTGATTGCCGACCACGCGGTTTCGTTGGTGGCCGCGTCCTTGAGCGCGACCCTGCGGCAACGATGCTGTACGTCGGAGGCGTGTTCAAGCCGGAAAAGACCTATTACTTCGAGAGTTTCAAGCGAGCATTGAAGAAGGCTCAGAAGCTCGCAGCCTGAACAACCAGCGCCACGCCAGCCTGACGTTAACTGCCCGATCACCTGGCCCCCCCCATCACCAGGCTGCATCGGGATGTGATCTGAATGCGCAGGCCGATGCGCAGTAAGCGTCAACGAGTGGCGAATCTGAACATGGGTATCCATCCCCTAACTCGCGCAAATCGCTAAACACTCGTTATGCCGGGCTCGGCGCCGGCCAGATCACACCCCAATGCAGCCCACCGAGGACACTTCATGGAAACGATCACCTGCGGCTCATGGATTGGTCAGCTCGGAAAGGCGCTGGCACCCCGTGAACTTGAAGCACTGTTGTGGGTGGCCCAAGGGCTCACCACCAAAGAAATCGCCCGCCAGATGGCGGTCACTCCAGGCACCGTGGCCAATCGCATCGAGGCCGCGCTTTTCAAACTGGAAGCCGGTCGCCGCATCGAGGCCGTCACCAAGGCCATGCGCCAACAGATCATCAGCCCGCTGTGCATCGCCCTGGCCGGGTTGATGGCTATGCACGCCGTCATGGGCGATGCCGACCCTATGCGCCGCGACCGCCGCGTGCCTGAGCGACGTATTGCCCAGGTCCGAATCATCCGCAAGGCCGAATCGTTCGACCTGCACGCCTGACCCCTGCCCCGAGGACTTCAATATGCATTCAGCTATCCAAGCTCGCCGGGATGGCCTGGCCGATCTGCGCGCTCGCGCCAATCTCTCCACCGCTGACTTTTACGCCAAGATCGGGCGCCCGACGCCGGTGCAGCAGATCCGCTACCAGGTCGTCACTAAGGCCAAGGCCTACCACATAGTGGAACTGTCGACCGGTAAGACCAAAGGCTTTTGCTTCAGCTATCGAGCAGCGGTGAACTTCGCCCAGGCGCTGGAGGCAGCTGCAACGCGCAAGCTGGTTGGGCGGCAATGAGCAAGCGCAAGCCGCACAACATGCGTGCCCGCATGGAGCGGACCTGCAGAGCGCTGGTCAACGCCAACTACGCAGCTGTGGTGAATATAGACCCGAGCGGCCAGCAGGTGCTGATGAACTGGAAGAACTGCAGGCAGATCTGCATGCGCCAGGTCGTCGACGCCGTGTGCGACACCCCCCACCGCTGGACCATCTACCTCAGTGTCATGTGCCAGAAGCCGAACGGCGAGCAGTACTGCAAATCGGTCGAGATCGCACCGCAGGGCAACTACCTAGCTTCGCACCTCACAGACATAATCGAAGCCACCTACACCGACCTGCGGGCTCAGGCCAATACAAACCACCTGGTGGCGGCCGGATGGATCGCCATACCCGCGGACATCACGCTGGATGAAGCGCAGGCCGCGAAGGTCTTTGCGGCCATGGGTGTTTGGAGCAAGCATATAGCGATATAGAGACTCGATTGATTTGTGTTACTTACCTCAAGGCGCCCCTAAACATTAACGGTAAAACGACTTATTGACTTCATGTCTAGGTTTTCAACATTGAATCGCCCCCAATACCGGTGCAATGATCGATACAGTTCGTAGACATATTTATGATAGTCGGCATAAAAATCGGAAAGATCTATTGCACCCGCAGTCCTATCGGTAATTGCATGGGCGGTGAAGTTCCTGACTTTTCTAAACTTCTCTCCGAAATCAGTAGGAATTTCCACGTCATAGTAGGAAATGTCGTTTTCCCACCCTTCTCCTTGCCCGGACTGCAATCGATCAACAAAGCCTCTAAAAACACGAGATGCTTCAGCTTGAAAGAGCTTGTCCTTCTTTACAGATCCGGGTCGCCCAGAGAAACCCTCATCACTACCTTGATCTCGCATGAAACATGCAACTGACAACTCATAAAGATGGTGCAGGAACGAAGTATAGCTACTGAATAGCTGAACTTGCTCAACAGCTGACAGCTCCGACACAATTTGCTTTTGGCCCAACCGCACAAACGCGTCATGGCTGGCTTTCATGAGGAAGCTTTCATGATGAATAGTAGCTATTAGAGCGCTGTCGAGTTCCCCATCTGAGAAGTTCTTCATTGACATCTCCTTAATCCGGTAAATTCCGACCACACGTAATAACCCATCCCAACCCAAATTGCCACTATGCCGCATCCGGCCACGGAGGGCGGCGCATGCATGGAGAAAGCCATGGCGAAGTTCTACTACCAGATCAAGGGTCGTCGCCCGGCAACAAGCGCATATGGCGAGACTGAGTGGGCCTGGCCACCAGTGTTCAGCGGAATGGTCGAGGCGACCGACCGCAAGGCAGCGAAGGCCGCGGTCGAGGATCAATACGAACGCAAGTTCCCATCGCGCGTGCTGCGCAAGGACATGGAAGCGCACGAGTACTTGCTGCACATCCAGCCGATCGACGAGCACGACACCTACCTACTGGGTCGCTTCGAAAACAGACCGTGCAAGGAGTGCGGCACCGTCTTCAAATTGATCGACAAGTACAACGACCCGCACACCGAAACGAAAAGCCACGACTACTGCACCGAGGCGTGCCAGGCGGCCGCTAAGTTCCGTGACCTATCGGAGTTCCGCCTAGCCAGCGAGGGTCGGTCGCCGCCGGTGATCTACCAGGTGCGCCAGAAGTCTACCGAGCGGGTCTATGTCGGTCAGACAACCCAGCCATTCACACTGCGCTGGTGGCAGCACCTCAGCAATCCAACTGGCTGCAAGTTCCACTCAGCGCTGGGCAGCACCGACATCACCGACTGGGAATTCTCCGTGATCGAAGTGATTACCTACCCGGACCACTGCAATAATCGAGCGGCCTACATCAGTCAACGCGAAGGCCACTGGATCGAGGCTCTCTCGGCGGTAGATACAGGATTCAACACTGTTCGCCCTGCCGGCATTGCCGATCAAGCCCAGGTACTCCTGCCGCTTGCAGACCTGGCCTAATCATCTGGCGCTACCAGCCAGTGGCTTCCCCTACCCCCCCGATAAGGCCTCCCCAGCTAGGGCGTCTCAATGAACAATGCCATGGAGCACGTTGGCACGGGAAACAAACGATACTGCCTTAAATGATCTGACTCATTTGTTTGAAGATTTAGCAAGACTCCCTCTACTTTTCACCCCCATCTGGACCCTCTCCGCCAACCGTTGGAAATAGGGAGTTTTTGAAATATCCGAAGAAATAAACATAAGCCGAACGCCATGCGCTTGAAACGGAGCTTTCGCTGTATTGCTCACTTTATCACCGGCATACATAGAAATTTTCAAACCCAGTAGGGAAAATGAGTAAACGGTGTCACCTTCCACCACAGAACAGGTCGGCAGTGACATCATTGCACGCGTGTCAGAATGCTCATTTAAATTAACAAGTATAAAAACATCATCAAGGTCACACATACCGAGTAAAAACAGTCGAAATCTCTCTAGGAGATCTGCATCAACACTTGCTTTGTGAGTTGTTTTGCTTCCCCAATCCCAAACCTGAGCGCGCCAAAAGACACTCACAACAAAGTAAAACACACTAGATACGACCTCAGTAGGAAGCGCTCTGCTGTCATACATAGCAAATTTTTCACCTCTCCCTAAAAATGCCCTGGCAATCAAAATATCAAGCAATGGGAAACTATTTTTAGTTGCCCACAGCGACCCCATTCGCCGCTCGCCATTTTTCGAAAAAAGGTTCTCGCACTCGGAGCAAAGCAATGGTTGTTTGATCTGTTTGTCAGTACTAAAAGCTGATTTTTCATCAAACTGTATCTGGACTGGTGAACTGTTACCTATTGCGCCATTTCCTCGTACATGCACGTATGCAGCGGCAGGTAGCAAGTGACTGTTGATTAGTTTTCCTTTTTCAACTTTGCACAGCGCACAAATCATTTTCAGCCCCACAGCATTAATTATGAAGTGAATATACCGACGAGATCATCTTATGCATACTGCTATCGACCTGTTCGCCGGCCTCGGCGGATGGAGCACAGGCGCACGCGCCGCAGGCGTCCAGGTTCTCTGGGCGGCAAACCACTGGCCTGAGGCCGTGAAATGGCACGCAGCCAACCACAAGGAAACTGAGCACGTCTGCCAAGACCTGCACCAGGCCCGATGGGAGCAGGTACCAAAGCATGATCTGCTTCTGGCCTCGCCGTGCTGTCAGGGTCATTCGAAAGCCCGGGGCAAGGCATCAGGCAACCCGCAACACGATTCGTCGCGCTCAACAGCGTGGGCAGTCGTGTCGGCGCTGGAGTTTCATCGACCAGAAGCGGCACTGGTGGAGAACGTCGAGGAGTTCACCGACTGGGCGCTGTACCCGGCCTGGGTATCGGCTGTGCAGGCTCTCGGTTACCAGGTCTCGCCGCACGTTGTGGACTGCGCCGATCTGGGCGTGCCTCAGCATCGCGTCAGGCTGTTCCTGGTCCTGACCCGCAGCAAAGCACCACTGATGCTTGAGCTGCACCGACACCAGCATGTGCCGGCCGCCAGCTTCCTCGACTTCGACACAGGTAAGTGGACTGCCATCGAGAAACCAGGCCGTGCCCAGGCGACGCTGAATCGCGTGCGCAATGGTCGGGCGCGCTTTGGTGACCGGTTCATAATGCCCTACTACGGCAAAGGCTCGGGCACCACCGGGCGCGACATCAACCGCCCGATCGGCACCATCACGACCCTGGACCGTTGGGCTCTGGTCGATGGCGGCCGCATGCGAATGCTCAGCGCCAACGAGGCCCTGGCTGCGCAGTCATTCCCGGCCGACACCCTCCGCCCGGACAACCACCGGCTAACCATGCACATGGCCGGCAATGCAGTGCCGCCGCTGGCCGGCCAGCGCGTTATTGAGGCTCTGTTAAAAGCGGCCTAGTGCTTCCGGCTCTTGCCGAGTCCAAATGCCCCGCCACCGACAGTGAAGACACTTCGACGCTTTTTCTTCTTCTGCGGCCCCTCGAGCAGGATTTTCAGTCGACGCGCCCTCGCGGCACCAGTGAGGTCGCAAACGCGCTTCCCGGCTGGCCCCATGCATCGCTCCAAATGTTTCTTCAGCGCCTTCGCTGTGAACATGGCTTTGCAGTAGCGGCACACCTGGTCAATCGGCCTTCCTTTCCCATCCACTGAAACTGTCATGGCATCCCTCCGATGAAGCCATGAGCATAACCGCGAGGTATCCCTATGCCCACAGAAAACCGATCCAGCAACACCGAACAGATGGTCAGCGTGCTGGCCAGCAAGCTGAAGAAGATTCATCGCGACCTGGACGCCTGTCAAAAGGTGATCTGGCTTCGCGGCGGGTTCGACCCGGCCTACTGCAAGGACGCCCTGGATTCGCTCAAGGACATCGACGCCCTTCTCGTCCAGCCAGGCGCCCAGCGCCTGGGCGAACCACAGCCATGGATGTGGGCTTTGATGGGGTCGGATGGCAAGCCACACTTCGACGACTTCTGCGTTTCCAGTGAACCGGCACACCTGGAATGCAACGAGGAAGGCGTCACGGTTGTGGCTGTCTACCGCCACCCAGCAATCTCTGACGGAGCCAGCCCCGAGCAGATGACGACCCAAGGCGCCGACGGCTACCGGAACGGGATCAAGGCAGCAGCTGAGCTTGCCGCAGACTATCCAGATCTGGCCCAGGCCATCCGCGCATTGCCGCTGCCGCAGTAGCTTTTGACCCAAGGAGTACATTTGTACTCCACCCCTCTCCCCTCTATTGAATAGCCGCTATATGGCGGCTTTGGAGAAGTCATGCCTGAAGAAATGAAGCTGATCCAACGTGTGACCGTCGAGCGCGATGAAGACGGCTGGTGGGGCCACCCCGACGAGCCGGACTTCGATGAAGACTACGCGGCGTTCAAGGCCTGGCTCGTGCAGCAGGGGCTGGAGCTGAAGCAGTGGCACATGGAGGCGGATATCAGTGACCACCACCCTTATGACGACGGTGAGTGCCATTGCCTCGGGTGGGAGCCTGAAACTCCTGGCCCTGAGTGGTTCCTGCTCGGGATCTTCGATACGGAAGACGGGCCATGCGTGAGCTGGGCGCGCCGCAAAGTAGACGAAGCCTGGTCGGTGAGTGGCGACAACGGATCGTGGGACTACTCGAGCCTGGCCGAACTGCTCCGAGACAACTTCGGCAGCGCGGCGGAAGGTACCAATTTCGGCCCCGGACTGGGTAACGGCCTCAAGGTCGGCGAAGTTGTGCAGACGGGTGTCGTTTGCAAGGCTGACCCTGCCGGATTCCTGCTGGATGCCGACGAGTTGCTCGACCACATGCACGAGGAAGCCGCTGGAAGCGATGCGGGCGAATGGGTCGACAACTACCCAGACATCGACGATGAGGCGAAAGCGGCACTTGAGCAGGCGCTGGAACCTCTGAAGGACTGGGCTCGTAAGTTCTGCCAGCCGAAGTTCTTCACCGTGGAGAAAATCACCGAGCACACCATTACCGAAGAGGACGTGCGCCTGGCCAAGACATACGGCGCACTTCTATGACCCGCCTCGCCCTCTGCCTCCTGCTGCTGGCCGCCCTGGCCGGCTGCCGGGAGCCTGAAAAACCAGCCGCAACCGTCGCAGCTGGCGACTACCAGGTCGACAAGCTTTTCACCGTTGAAGGCTGCACCGTCTACCGCTTTCTCGACAGCGGCGGCAACAAGTACTTCACGAACTGCTCGGGCACTACGGCCTGGAGCGAGGACTGCGGCAAGGGTTGCGACCCTCAAAAAGGGATCCCTGGCGGTGCTCACCACACCGGGCGCCAGCTCTCCCCGCACAAACAAGACAACACCCCTACCCCAGCATTGGCGCCAGTGCGCTGGAATGAAGAGAGGTATTCGCTGTGAATGAGATCGCTCAATGGCTCGGGTATGGCGTGATGGTGTGCGCCGCTGTAGGCGTGCTTGCCGTAATCCTGTTCGTCCTGTCCTATTCGTGCTTCGTAATCGTGAGCAAGTGGGTCAAGGAAATGATGCGCGCCTACGACCTCAATACCCTGCGCAAGACCATGCGCCAGCTGGAGGCGGAAGGGAAGGTAAAGCGCAAGGAGGTATCGCCATGATCCTCCTACCCATCGCCGCCCCGCTCTACATGGCCTGGATGACCTGGAAGGGCCCGAGGATGGTCCCTTCTACATTGTTCTTTTAATCACTTGCTCGCTTGGGTCTTTGACTCCACTGCTTTGTTTGCATACTCAAACATTTGCATTGGTGACATTGCGCCCATCGATACAAGCATTATTAGCACACCAAACAATGCAACCCCACCCGCAAGCCAAACACTTTTTGCTTGTATGTAACTAAGAACAGCACCCCACAAAAACGCCACGCTACCTAAAATAAAGAAAAACGTTTTACCCGAAGGGGATAGCCAATTACAAAAAAGCAATGAAGAAACCGCAAAAAGCAACAAGACTGCCGGCAAAAAATACCAAGCATTATTCATTGGAGCAGATGCTGGTTCAAAATATTTCTTAGGATCCATACCATGGTTTTCCAAGAAACCTTTAATCTCTTCTGGAGTCCCTTCAGCTTGCCCTAGCTTCATGCTCAGCCCCTAAATTTTCGTGGAACTATCCGATTAACATCGGCCTTTGCCGACTCTTCGGTCCACTCACTAGGACTTCCATCCTTAATTATAACTACTCCATTAGACTCCATTATTATATTGGTGCCTTTAAAATCAAATCCATCAAGATTTCCGCCAAATGCGTGCTGACGGATTTTTGAAAGCGCTTTATTTACGGATGACACATCCATTTTATAGACATCTTCATTACCATCATAAGCATCAAACTCAAAAAGCATTACTGCCCCACCTTGCTTTGCAGGGTAAACAACGCATTTAACACCTAGCCCTGGCTTCATGAAGGTAGACAACAACCTTCTGAAGTTATTTATATAGGCCTGCATCGTGCTTCGCTGAACTTTAGTCTCGCTCACAAAGTCTCCCTTTCCTTTCCAATTAATGCCCTACAAACCTTAAGCGTCCCAAGCAAGGCAAACGCCTGCGTCATCATACCGAAACCTGAAAAATTAGGCCCACAAAAGTGGCAAGAGCAACTACCAGAAAACACCCGACCTATTCGGGATGGAGACCACCCAATGGAAACCGAGATCCTTTCAGAGGAAGAACTGGCTGAGCTAACCGGCTACAAGGCCAGGGGCTACCAGCGCCGCTGGCTTGAAGAGCGCCAATGGCACTTTGTCGAAAGTCGCGGTGGACGACCATTGGTTGGCCGGCAGTACGCCCGGATGAAACTGGGTATCACCATTCAAGTGATGCCCGTAGCTCCCCCGCCTCTGCCGGTACCGGCATGGACGCCTGATATTTCTAAGGTTAGGTAATATGCGCCCCCGGAAGAATGAAAACAGGGACTTGCCGCCGGGGATGTACCGGCGCAAGCGCAGCAGTAAAAGCAAGAAAAGCCCGAAAAAAGAGTGGATCAGTTACATCTACCTAGACAAATCAGGCAAGCCAATCCCCCTTGGCACCGACCTGAACCTAGCCAGATTGAAGTGGGCCGAACTGGAAGCCAAGGAGAAGCCGCGCGATCTCCTCCAAATGAAGTCAGTCTTCGATCGATATGAACGAGACATCATCCCCAAGAAAGCGCCACGCACGCAAAAAGACAACCTGGCGGAGCTTCGACAGCTTCGGCCGTTCTTCGACGGCGCCCCCATAGACGCCATCACGCCGTCACTTGTCGCTCAGTACAGAGATGCGCGCTCGGCCCCTGTCCGGGCGAACAGGGAAATCGCTCTCCTATCTCACATCTACAACATGGCGCGCGAGTGGGGCCTATCTACCAAGGAAAACCCGTGCCAGGGTGTACGGAAGAACAAGGAGAAGCCGCGCGACTTCTATGCAAATGATTCGGTCTGGAAAGCCGTATATGCCAAAGCGGTGGATGAATTGAGGGTAGCCATGGATTTGGCGTATCTGACGGGCCAGCGTCCAGCGGACGTACTGGTGATGAGGAAGGACGACATCGAGGACAACGCTCTCGGTGTGACGCAGAAGAAGACCCACAAGAAGCTGCGGATCATGCTTGAAGTAGACGGAGCGGAAAGCGGCCTTGGCGTCCTCATCAAAGAGATCCTGAAGAGAAACGAAGCGCACACGTCACCGTACCTGATCTTGACGGACGGTGGCCAGCGGGTGACCGCGTCGATGCTTCGGCGCCGCTGGGATGATGCTCGGGAGGAGGCGGTGAAGGAAGCGACAGCCTCTGGCGACCAGGCCCTGGCCGGCCGCATCAGTCAGTTCCAGTTCCGCGACATACGCCCCAAAGCTGCATCGGAAATCACTGATGTGGAACACGCCAGCCTGCTGCTTGGACACACTAAAGGCGACATCACTGAACGGGTTTACCGGCGCGTAGGAGCCCTGGCGAAACCCACCAAGTAGCCGAAGTTTTGTCAGCGCTGACAAAATAAACCATTCCCAAGGGTGTTCCCAAGGGTAGTTTTTCCATGCCCCAAAAATGCAAAAAGCCCTGAATAATCAGGGCTTTAGAAGTGGCGGAAGCGTAGAGATTCGAACTCTAGGATAGTTGCCCATCGACGGTTTTCAAGACCGTTGCCTTAAACCACTCGGCCACGCTTCCTCGTATTGCGGGCGCCATAATACCGAAATGAAACAA